GGCTAGGATAGCCAGTTAAAGTTGTCTTCCCAAAGGACAACGCCAGTCTCGTGAGTCAGCTTACCGTAAAGGCCTCTGATGGCCTCCCGACCGCAGGACGCGGTATCGGTATGGGATCCAAACAACCGGATCCCTACGGCTTGCAGACTGGGTTGCGATAGACCCACGCAAAGCACACCGAAAGAACGCCTGTCCGTGAGGACAGGTCGAACCTTGACGAGCTTGCGCGTCACGTAACCCTCCCAACCCGAATACTGCTCTTCCACGTCCGGTTTGGCAACCGGACACGGGTAAGCAGCACCTTTTCGGATCGCTTCGTCGCGCCCGACATGGAGGCCGACATCCCCTACTTCAGGAGACACCAGCACACGCCAATCACGCGGAATCAGACCTTTGCACCACCCCCATAAAGACTTGTAACGAGCTGGAAGCTCGCCGTAGGTCTTAATGCACCACGCACGCAGCATGTTGGCTGCTTGCAAAGCGTAGGGGGCTGCTGAGTCATCTTCTTTACGAAGAAAGAAGGGTCGGACTTCATGGCCCTGAAACCAATCTGTCCCGCAACTCTCGAAGAACGTGCCTGCCAAGCACGTCTTCTTACCGTTAACCTGGAACCCGAGGTATTCCAGGCATTCAACAACCCGATGTACAGACCCCTGAGGGACGACTATGTCGTCGCCGTACGTGGTCGAAACACACCGGTCTTGCCGAGGCACCACGGTCATAATCACCGCGAGGAAGATTATCGTCTCCAATGGGAACGTGAAACCGTTGCCCATAGATGAGAACATCTCCAAGCGGCGAAAGTCCTTACCGATTTTCATCGATTTAGACCTAGCCGTGTCTAATAAATGGAACCAGCGTTTCCCAACGGTGGTCCCATTGTAGCACAAGGCAAGCCACACAAGTTCGCGGCACATCATATCCGAGGCCGACGTTAAGTCGACTGTGGACAGACCCCACAACTCTGCCATTGAGGCGAGAGCTTGGTTAAGTCGCTGATCGTGTAGGTTGACTCCGAACTTCATGAGTCGACGAACCATCTTGCGGCCGATACCAGCCTGCAGAAACGAGTTCCACAGGGGCTCAGTAGCAGCACAACGGTCTATGTCCCAATCTTTCCGGACGGTGAAGTGCCGATTTCCTTCCACGACCCCAGACTTCTCACGGAGGTTTTCACCCCAATAATCAGTCACCATCCACGGCATTAAGCCGGGTAGGTAAGGGGCCAGGTCAGACGTTGACACTGGTTTGGCATCATATTTTATAGAGGGTACCAACCCCTCGCTTCGCACACCCACAGCAGCGCCGGGCCCGAATTTGCCTAAACTGGCGATTTCGTTGAGGGCTTCTTCGTCCAAAGGTCCAAGGACCCGGAGGACGTTTGAGCTGAACTCACCGAACCAGTCCGGAAGCGTGGCTTCCGATAGGCGGGCATTTGTTTTGGCGTTGTGTGCCTCTGCGACAAGGAACTTGTCGAGAGCCTTCTGCTTGCGACTTTCCTCGGTTTGACCGGGGATGTTGAGACTTTTACGGAGCAGCCCGACTACCTGGTAATCCTCGGCGAAGTGCCTTGGTTCTTGGTAGTTTTCAGGTTTAACCGATAGACCGCAGAGAGCCGGATACTCTTCATTCCTGAGGAGCATAGCGGCGCTAACAGCGATCGGAGTCCCAACGCATTCGTAGAAGCGAAGGGCGAATTCACGTTCGAAGCTCCAAGCTGAACGTTCACGTACAACGGAGTCGTTCCGTGAGGCTCTTGTAACCGACATGATTCACCTACTAGGGTTAATGAATTAGAACCCACGCAAAGATTCAAGATCGATGCGCATACGATGGCGGATGCCATCAGTACGCCGGCTTCCGAGCCGACAAGTAGGATTCAACCGTAGAGTGGGCCACCAGGTTCTTGAACAGGGCGTAGGCTTTCGCCGCTTCCTCGTTCGTAACCGTCTTGGCGATCACATGGTTGAGATTGAAAATGATCACGTCGGTCACGACGGTCACGCCGTCGACCTCACGCTCCAAAGGAACGTAAAAGTCGAGCTTGTTTCGCGTCGTGGGCCTCTGAGACGTCGGAGGCGACATGGACATCTTGAGACGGGCATTCCCGTCGTAGGTATCGGCCGCATCTTCCATCCACTCCGAAGCCGCCATGGAGGCGGTGATGGGAGCGAGGGTGTGGTTGGTAGGCGTAGCATCAGCTACGACAATATTGTCAATCGCAGGCATTGTAATGTCCTGTAGGTTGGTTGTTATGTGGTTTAACCACGGGATTTTCTCATGGTGGAGAGGATCTCTACGGAGGAGAATAAACGCCCCCATATGAATCCGTCCGGCAACTTAGGCTTCGGCAGGTGCGCAAAGGGGATAGATGTTATCACATCCCTCTTAAAACTGCGCTTCAGGTATATATGTGGTTTTACGCACACATATCCTGCCCCAGCCCGATTGAAGTCGGACACCACACTGACACGGTCACGCGTGCAAATCGCTGCCCTAAAGGCGGTGATTCCCTGCATGGCGTTAAACGACCGCAGATAGGAGCCAACATCCCAAAACCAATCTATTACGAAAGATAATGAGGTGCCAGCCCAGAGCGATTCCGCCAAGTTCCCGGCGGTAAACTCGGATGAGTTCACGTCGTACTTGACAAAGGCGATCGCTCTAACGCTACGCTCATATGTTGACCGGCATGATCCTGAATAAGGCCCGTTCACAGTTCTATAACTGGCACCTTTCACGGTGACCTGTATACGTCTGTAAGCGAGCTGGATCCGGTTCAGTGCTTCCAGCGAGTCGAATAGCAACCCGGTCATTGGCACAAGGCCAAACTTGACCGCGAGATCTATCGATACCGCATCCTGCAACTCAACCTTGGAGTCCGGGGGCCTCTTGAAGCGGGTTTTAAACCACCACGCGAGAGCTCTCCGGTTACGGCGCAACTGCCACATCTTCTTCATCGCACGCCAGGCCCTTTGCAGGACCTTAACGCCGCCGTGAAGATAGCCGACAGATTCGCGCCACTCCCCGATCGTCTCCGCAAGGGAGACTTTGTCGTCCTGGATTTTGTTACGTAGGCTTAACTCCCAATTGACGACGGGAGGATCAGCCAAATACGTTTCCATAGGATAGTCGTGAGACGTCCTATAGCCGACCCCGCACGAAGCGGTATACGGTCGGGTCCAGGTGTGATGAGCACATTTCCGAACAAACGTGTACTGTTCGGCCCTTGGGGTCATCCCCATAATGAGGTCCGACGGTTTAACACGTTGCTCCACAGGTAGCTTGAGAGACCCGGTCTCGCTGACAATTCTGCTAGCGTACGTTTTCCGATCAACGCAAGGGTATGCCCAGCGTTCATCGGTGAGCACGTTTGCATATTGGTAAGCCATCCGGTTTCTCTCCTGTGGATTTAATCGAGCAACAATGTCGCACTCTCGTGCCTCTCGTTGCTAGGTTGGGCTAAATGCCCTAGGACCCTTCGGGG